TCTACTCCATGAAAAATAGGTATCCGCGGGGGGGGGTGGCCAAATCTGATCATTTAGCCACCTGTTTTTGCAGATATTTATTGCAGGCTAGCGTTGCAGAAGGTATTGCAGTGATTTACAGCGGATAAATCTCATTGGCTGCTTTGTTTCTACATTCATCGCAAAGATACTGACCGAACAACTCGCTAAAGTAATCGGTCGGTATCCCGCACTTGCAGGACTCGCTTAATAGTAGACAGCTTCGGTCATACCAGAAAGCCAGCCTGGGGCATTCTCGCAAGCTACAGAGGCATTTCCCATCGGCTCCATACTCCAGAATATCGACTGGCTGACCATTGAGTTCAGGATCGGTAGAGATTAGGGTCAAGATGGTCATTTGTCTCTGCCCTCCGCTTTAAACGGCCATACCTGAAAATGGTCCGTTCTCTGCTTGTCAAACCGAGTCAAGGCTACAAATACCCGACCGATTTCCTCGGGTTTTAGACTGGTTTCCTTCTTAGCCTTGCCAGTCTTAAGTAAGCGGAGGGCGGTTCGTTTAGAGATAATCATGATTTTCCCTCCGCTTTGGCTATAGCTGCAACAACAACGTCTTCATATTGTGAATAGTTAAATGTCCCGGGTGATTCAACAAATGCCTTTTCGATAGTCTTCAACGCTTCTAACAGCTCAGGAGCAGCCGCAATCAAGGCGGCATTGGACAATGTCTCTTCCGTTGGATTTCCATCCGATGTTGCATAGCAGGACCGTGCAATGATATATCCCTGCTGCTTTGCAAACTCTGTTGTGGCTTGGGGATGTGGTTTCACAATGTCAGTACCGCTTTTATGCCACGGTCCCGGCGTATACTTCGTTTGGTTGGTCATCTTAGTTATCTCCTCTCAATAGACTGCTTAACTAGTCTCTCTTCGTAACTACCATAAAGTCTAATCTCCTCACCACTAGGCTTAATGATCCAGGCAATACAGCAATTTGGGCATTCCTCGATCATATCCACTCCATTGGGGCTATGTGCAATCCGCTTGTGACTCCATCTCTTACAGGCTGCTAGTGAATCACTTTTAAGTCTGGTCATCTTAGTTATCTCCTTGACATTGGGTTATAAGCCCAGTTATAGTACTCAATAAGCCTGCGTGTGTTCATCTACCAAGCGATTAACCTGGGAGTTCCAGCCAGGTGTTCTGCCCGCTACAACACGATCCACGCCCAATCATGAGCCAGACAATACTCGATTGCTGACGTTACATCCTCAAACCTGACCTCGAGACCCTCGATAAAGACCAATGGGTTACATTTGTTGCGAAACCATTGATGAATAACTTTGGTGGTTGTCATCTGATTTGTCTCCTCTATTGATAGTTGGATTAAAGTAAGCTGTTCAACGTAACGCTGGTCTCTTCCACCCAAATCAGGCCTGAACCTCTCACTGGCGTGACCTGGAATCTCACTGTGCCATAAACGAATTTGGCATCGATTACGATCACTTCCACATGAAGACCATTCACATGGTATAAACCTTTTTTGTCGATTGCGGCTGCTAGTGCTTTGGCTGTCATCTGCTTGTCTCCTCTATTGATATGGGAACTACTCCTGAATCGTAACGATTGTGTTAGGCTGTCTTTCTAAAATCCAGGCAGCTGCCTTGATTGCTTCTTCCCTGGTGCGAAAACCTTCGTATGCTGTAGAACCATCCGTCATAACCATCTTCAAGTAAACTTTCATTTGTGTCTCCTTTTAGATCAATTACTTATCACTTCATAACCTAATACTAAATGATTATCAGTCAGTTGTCAAGTAAATAATGCAAGTAAAGTGCAGAATTCTCTTGACACTCTCTTATAATCGGATAAATGCTTGTTTGTCATTGGTTAGCTATTAGAATAGCGTTGAAACGGAGGACCTTCTGAACATATCCAATCATTCCGGGCTGAAACGTTCAGGAAGACCTCCCGGTGCTAAAAACAGATTAGCTGGCGACTTCAAGGAGATGCTTCTTGGATCGCTACTTGAAGTAGGGGGAAGGCGTTACCTTGTCAAGCTCGCCCAAGATGAACCAGGCCATTATACTAAGCTCCTCTGTATGCTCATGCCAAAGGAGGTCTCTCACTCAGGCGTGATCACTGGGGTGTCAGTTTCAATCAATACCAACCTTGCGATGGGTGCAACGCAACAGAATGGTTTGATGATGAACGCATTAAAGGATCAGGCTGAGAGTCTTTTGACAGAGGCGAGCTACGATGCCAGCTGACCGCCAGCCCCCTACAGGAGCCTCTTCCCAGCCGGTAGTCGAGATGAACATCCCTCTTGCACATACGGTTGATGGCCTGATTGTCGACGCGACGACATTGCCTGTAGGTGATAAGCTGGTGGCGCACCCCTACCCAGCTAGTTTTGGCACAGATGGGTTCTTTCACGATCTGGAAATTTTATAGCCCATGCAAGTTCAGAGTAAGCCCAGTGTAGCCGAAGAGCAGCCAGCAGTCAAGGTTTCCGAGCAACTGCCGAAGACCAGCACTGGCAGCAGGATTCAGACCGCAAAGCGTGAAGAGCTGGTCTGGAAGCGGCACTACTGGCAGCACCAGATGGATCTGACCGCTCAGATGATCGGGCTGCTGGATGAGGCCATCTTGGCCTGTGAGATCCGGATCAACAGTGCGGCCTATGAAAGTCAACTGTGACACCTGCGACGACACGGGCTTCTTCATCGACGACTATGGAGAAGAGGTGATGTGTCCTGACTGTAAGGCCCGCTACAAGCTGGACGATGAACAACCCTTAACAATCGACGACTACAACGAACAGGAGACCCGATGAGCTTCGTAATCAGCGACCCCTATCCGAACACCGTGATTCAGCCGACCGAGTTTGAAGTCAAGGTCGATGGTGGCACCCCGCAACCCAGCGTCCCAGCCGTAGACTCCAGTGGACAGCCATTCTTCAAGTTCGATCTCAGCACGTTGGGAGACGGCAAGCACCAGATCGAAGTCTCGGCGAAAGGTGGTGGAGGTGAGTCTGCGTTCAGTGCCCCTTTTGTTTTCGAGTTAGGCGTACCACCCGTACCCGCAAATCTTCGTCTGTCCGATACATAAGCGGAGAGTCATGATTACCGCTGCTGCTAAAAGAGCTTTCCCGGTTGGCTGTTCGGATGGAGAGATACTGCACGACCTCACCCGTTGGGTGGAAACCGTGGTGGCTCACTATGCGATAACCAAGAGTGACAAGCCTCGGCATCAGGAGATGACTGTAGAGATTAAAACTGCCAATGGCAGATACATTGTCGTTACCATCCAGGAGGAAGGAGACTAGTTGCAGATCGATTTCGTCCGTGAACTGGATAACCGAAAGGAAGAGATTGGCTATCGGGCCTTGCTGGAAGCCGTGTTTGCACCAATCAACGATTCAGAAACCCATTACACGCATGGATACTGGAGCATCGGAATGGCCAGGACCAAGGGCCTGATCCCGCACTGGGTAGGCTTCTGCAAGCAGTGCCAGCATTTCTTCCTGATTTGCGGACCTAAGCAATCTCGCTGTTATTGCATTGATCATAAGGAGCATTAGATGAAGACTCCCAAGTGGACCACCATGACCCCGGCTCATGTAGGGCCTAACTTCAGACATACCACTCCTCCGGTGAAGTCGCCCTCAAAGGTGCAAGGCCAGACCTGGGAAGGCCCGATGCCAGCGGTTGGCAAGGCGATTCCCCCGGTGAAGCAGCGTGTTCCCAAGCGAGGTTAACGTGCCACTCAACAAGACATCCAGTAAACAGGCCTTCAAGGACAACATCGAGGCGGAAGTATCCGCTGGAAAGCCGCAGAAACAGGCCGTCGCCATCGCTTATGCCGTCCAGCGCAAAGCCAAGAGGCAGTACTTGAGCGAGGGCGGTCCAGTTCACCGGGCCATGGGTGTTAAGCCAGGTAAGCCAGGAGACAAGTGTTGAGCCAAGTGACCTACAAGAAAGGCTGGCTCAGGTGTAAGCACGGGGTCCTGCTGAAAAGAGGGAAGAAGACAGTGGGACTCTGTGTCAAGTGCGAACAATTTTCGGTTAGGCTCTACGATGCCAGCGGAAAAGTAACTGACATACCGGTATCATTAGCTGGAATCTACGACCAGGGAGTCACCTAAGGTGCCCCGCCCCGCGGTCTCCAGAAACAAGAACCCGGAACCTAGAGTCTACGAGTTCAACTATAAGGTGGGTCCCGTGGCCCAGGCCTTTCATCAGGACATTACCAGCCGCGTGAAGCTCTTGATTGGACCGTTTGGAACCGGTAAAACGACGAATGCCGCTTGTGACCTCATACTCTGTGCCTCCAGCCGCGTACTCCCAACCCAAGGAAAGGTCCGCTCGCGCTTCGCCGTCGTCCGCAACACCTACCCTCAGCTGAAAGACACCGTGATCCGAACCTACCTAGACTGGTTCCCAGAAGGCATCTTCGGGCGGTACAACGTCACTGACAAGATCTATCGCCTGGTTAGGAAACAAGACGATGAAACCATTGAAGTCGAGCTACTCTTCAAGGCACTTGATTCACCTGAAGATGTGCGTGACCTGCTTTCCCTCGAACTTACCGGTGCCCATATTGATGAAGCTAGAGAAATCCCTCATGACGTGTTTAAAGGAGTGCTCGGACGCGTGGGGCGCTTTCCCTCACTTAAAGATACGGCTGGTAAAGACCCTTTCCTCACGCCACCTCAAGTCATCCTCACCACCAACTACCCGAACACCGAGCACTGGATCTACGACGACTTTGTCGCGCACCCGGTCCAAGGCTACACCATCTACAGGCAGACCCAGGAAGAGAACCGGCATAACTTGCGCCCCGGTTACTACGAGGACCTCGAACGAGACTTCGCAAACCGACCGGACTTGCTGAAGACCCTGGTGAGAGGCGAGTGGGGAGTCACGGTCAGAGGCCGTATGGTCTACCCGGAGTTCTCGCGGGACCTACACGTCGCAACTGCTCCGATCCAACCGGTCGACTCCCCCGTGATTCGAGGCTGGGATAACACCGGCCTGTCACCGGCCTGCGTGATTACCCAGATGTCAAGCACCGGCCAGTGGCTGGTTCTCCACGAGTTTACCGCCGACGACATGGGTATATTGGACATGGGCGAGATGGTCCAGATCTGGTGTGCGGATACCTTCGGGAAGTACAGCGCCAGGTACAGAGACATCGGAGACCCATCAGGCACAGTCCGAGACACTGGAAAGATGTCGCCCAGAGACTACCTAGCCAAACTCGGTATCTTTGTCGAACCCGGCCAGCAACACTTCAAAGTGCGCAGGGAAGCCGTAGCCAGCCGCTTGATCAAGATGGTGAATAAGCAGCCTGCCATCAAGATCAGTCCCACCTGCAAGCGTCTCGTGGATGGTTTCGAAGGTGGCTACGCTTACCCCGAGATCGGCAATAGTGGCGTCTTCAGGCCAGACCCGATGAAGAACGATTACAGTCATATTCATGATGCGCTCCAATACCCTGCGACTCGACTCTTCATTCACGAGCAGCCGGACGACAAGCCCTTACGAACGATGGACCATGCGTGTGTATAGCAGATTAATCCAAGATGTAATGGAAACTATCGCGATTATCTTACTGGCCATCATGGGTGCACTGGGACTGCTTCTGGCTCTCGTGCATTTCTTCCCCAAGGCAGGTTAATTATTCAAGATGCTAACTGACGCCCAGAAGACCTACCAAGCCAAGCAGCCGAACGGACCAGACACCGGTCTAGACCCTGTGCCTGACGATCCGAACCCGCACGCTGAACTGGTGGGCAAGTGTCTCGACTACCTGGGGCGTTACAAGCCCGACATGGACTACTTGAACACCCTGCGCGAACGCCTCCACCGGGCCTACATGCAGGAACCCTACGGCAACGAGATGGAAGGCCGATCCAAGATCGTGATGTCTGACGTCGCGGACACGATCGAGTGGATCATGCCCTCGCTGATGCGCATCTTCTACGGGGGCACTGACGTCGTAAAGATCAGTGGCCAGGGTCCAGAAGACGAGTCAGCCAAGGTGGCTGGACCTCCAGATCCCCAGACTGGCTTACCGACCACGATCATCGTGAATCCCGCAGCCCTATTGAACGAGAAGGTGAACCACGACTTCCAGCGGGGCTTCAATGGCTACCTCCTTCTGTACGACTGGTTCAAAGACGCGATGCTCGACAAGATGGGGGTGGTGAAATACTGGTGGAAAAACAGCGTCCAGGAAACTCCAGTGGCTTATAAAGGCCTACAGGACCATGAACTCCAGAATGTCTTGGGAGCAACGCGCTTTCAGTTGCAAGACCACCAGACCATGGTCGGTGTAGACGGCTCGATGACTCACGACATCACAGGCGCAACCGTGAAGCAGATCTCCCACCCGATGGCCGAGGTCCTCCCACCCGAAGAATTCATCTGGGACATCAAGGCGAAGACCGTGAAGCAGGCCGAGTTTGCCTGCCACCGGAAGCGGGTGCACAAGACCGAGCTGATCCAGAAATACGACATCCAAGCTGACGACCTAGACGCCTTCCCCCAGTCGAACGAGAGCTTCACAACGGATGTCCTGTTCTACGAGCGATTCAAAGACCTGGGGGGAACCTCCTTCTACCAGGACGACGTAGACCCTGACTGGAAGATAGTTCACGAGTGTTACCTGAACGACTATTCGAGCGGCAAGAAAGTCCCCATGCAGGTCGTCCTCTGCGGCCCCAAGGCTCTCCACGTCGAAGTCAACTCGTATGGTCACCCTCCGTTCTGCGAGATTACACCAATCAGGGTGCCGCATCGTGCAATCGGGCGCAGCATTGCAGAGCTAGTGGAGGATCTGCAAAGGCTGAAGACCGCCTTCGTCCGCTTCATCGCCGACAACGTCTACTACCAGAACAACGCGCAGAAGGTCGTGAACCCATTCCGCATCAATATGGAGGATGCGCTCAACAACAACTACCCTGGCGGGATCTGGCGTACCAAGCAAGACGTCGATGCCACGACAGCCGTGTGGCCCATCCCCGTAAGCCCTCTCCCAGCCCACGCCTTCAACATGGTCGACAAGATTGACAGCTGGAAAGAGAACCGGACGGGTGTGACCAAGTACAATCAGGGGACTGACGCCGACACCTTGAACAAGACGGCCACTGGAATCTCAGCCATCATGTCTGCCAGCCAGCAACGCGTCGAACTCATAGCTAGAAACTTCGCAGAAGGTGGGGTCAAAGACCTATTCCACGCCTTTGGCAAGATGAACATCGACTTCTTGCAGAAGCCGGAGGCCGTGCGCTTCAACCAAGACTGGCAATACATCAATCAAGACACGATTAACATTGATTTTGACGTGCAGATTGACGTGGCGTTGGGTACAGGGACAAGGGATCAGACCGTCCAGCACCTTTTGGCGATGTTAGACAGGATGATTCAGCCCGCATTCATCCAAAGTGGCGTGTTTCTCCCAGAAAACCTGTACAACTTGCTGAAAACCGTGTTCGAGAACATGGGAATCAAGCAAACCGACCAGTATTTGTCTCGTCCGCCCAGCCCGCAGGAGCTAGCGGCCCAGCAACAGGCTCAACAACAAGCTCAGATGGCCCAGATGCAGCAACAACAGGCTCAACAGCAAGGAGGCCCAGGTGCAAACCCCCAGATGGCTCAGATGGCAGCGCCAGCCGGTCCCGGCGGACCCCAAAATGGTAGTGGCCCGGTCGGATGAAGCCGCCCGGTTTCTGCAATCAGAGTTGCTTGTGAACTTTTTCTCTAATACTGAGGAAGCCCTGGTGAATCGCTGGCGACAGACTCTACCGAACGATAGTGACCAGCGCGAGCGCATCTACATCCAGATGCAACTGTTGGACAACTTCAAACTCTACATGGAAGCCACCATCGACGATGGCCGGATGGCTGCAACCATGCTCGATCAACTGCTTACTGGCCAGCGAGACCAGGCCTACTAGGAGAACCACGATGGGAACATTTGAAGAGCAAGTCGCACGTTTGGCAGCAGGCGAAGTAGAACCCGGAGAACCTGTGGTTGAACCCGTACCACCTCCTGGCCCAAACGCCCAAGTCGAAGGCGCAGCCGTTATTCCTGATCCACCCACAGCTGAGCCACCACAGTCGGCTGAACCGGTACAACAAGCAGAAGAATCTGCTGCACCAGAAACACCTGCTGTTGAAGAACCAGACCCGCTGCTCCAGGGCATCCCTGGCAACGTCCCCCTATCACCCGCTGTCACCAAGCGCATCAATAAAGCCATCTTCCAGCGTGAGGAAGCCCGCAGAGAAGCAGAATACTGGCGCAGAGTTGCGTCAGGCGAGACTCAGGCACCTAAGCCTGCCCAGCAACCTATACAGTCAGCCCCAGTCATCCAGTTTCCAAAGCCTCAGCCTAAGATAGAGGACTTCCAGAACGAAGCCGACCCTTACGCTGCCCTCGCCTTTGCCGCTGGCCGATACGAAGCTGAAAAGATCCAGCATGAAAACCAGACCCGAGCTTTCCAAGCCCAACAGCAGGCTCAACTCAACCAGCAAGAACAGCTGGTGCAATCCAAGATGGCCGAAGGTGAAGCCAAGTACCCGGACTTTTACGAAGCGACCGACGAACTGGGGAAGCAAGTGACCCCTGCCATGCGTGAAGCCCTCTTCGATAGTCCCCGCTTTGCCGACCTTGCCTACCACTTGAGCCACGAGCCTGCCGAAGTACAGCGCATCGCGAGACTAACGCCTCTCGCCCAGGTGCGCGAACTCGGAAAGCTGGAAGATAAATTGGCGGTACAAACTGCGAACCCATCTGCCAAGCAGGTGGCTCGCCAGCCGACTCCGGTACAGACTGCCGGTCAAGGTCTCCCAACCACCAAGCCCAACACTGCAAAGCTGTTTGAAGCCGCCAAAGCAGGCGGTCAGACGCGGGACTGGATCAAGTATCTGGAGCAGACCGAGACCTTTCAGCCCTAACCGCTAGCCGGCAAGAGGAACCCCGATGGCCATAATCTCAGGTGGTTTTTCAAGTTACCTGGCTATAGGCAATCGCGAGGACCTGTCCGACATCATTCACAACATAGCTCCGGTTGAAAACTGGCTCGTCAGCAACTCTGGCGAGACCAAAGCCACCCAACGCTATCACGAATGGCAGACCGACACCCTCGCGACTCCCGCAGCCAACGCCCAATTCGAGGGCAATGACTATTCAGCAACTATTATTGTCCCCACTACCAGGCTTGGAAACTACACCCAAATCCTGGCAAAAACGTTTGCCATTACGCGAACGCAAGAAGTGACCGACAAAGCCGGTCGCAAGTCTGAACTAGCCTATCAAACCGGGCTCAAGCTGAAAGAACTAGCCAACGACATCGAGTATGCCCTGATTGTCAACTCAGCGTCAGCCAGCGGTGCTACCGGTACCGCCCGCCAACTCAAAGGCGCACTCGGCTGGATCTCGACCAACAACACCACGGCTTCTGCCACCACCGTGTTCTTAACAGAAGCTTTGGTGCAAACCAACCTTCAGTTGATCTGGGCAGCAGGCGGAAAACCCCAGCACATTGTGATGGGCGCTGTCCAGAAGACCAAGTTTGACGCCTTCACTGGTAACAACACGCGCTTTCTGAACATGATGCCTGCTCAAGTGCAGTCCGCCGTCGAGGTCTACAAGTCTTCCTTCGGCAACGTGACCGCGCACTTGCACTTCATTTTAAACCAATCGACAGGCGCATCCACCGGACCCTCAGGCAACGTGATCATCTTTGGAGACATGAGCTTGTGGCGCAAGGCGTACCTCCGCAAGGCCGAGCGTATCCCGTTAGCCGTAACAGGCAGTTCGCTCCGGTTCCTGATTGAGACAGAACTCACTCTGGAATGCGGCAACGAACTTGGTGCAGGAAAGGTCTCAGCTCTAGCACCAGCCTAATCGTAATCTGAAATCGGGGCGGCTAACTACCGCCCTGCCATTTTAATCAAGCGAGGAAATCCAAGATGCCTCCAGACACGACACCGACCCAATTCACCTTTAACGACGTCTTCGGCTGCCATCCTAAATACGTCTACACTTCTAACGAGATTACCGTGGCTGGAACCGATACCCCAGCCGATATCTCAATCACTGGCGGCACTTACTCTGTGAATGGCGGAGCCTTTACTTCAGACCCCGGCACTGGCACGATCAACTCCGGCGACAAGATCCGGGTCCAGGGAACCGCCGACTATGCTTGGGGAACTGCCGTAAACATCGTCTTAACCATCGACATTATTTCTGACACCTTCACCATTACTACGGCCGGAGCACCCACCGTATCCACTGGCCCAGGAACGGGTGGATCTCCCTACGTGATCTCAGAAGACTCATGGATCTGGTAACATGCTGATTAAAACTAAAACACCTGGACTATTGATCTCTAACATGGACTACAAGACTGGGTGGCATCGGGGCAGCAGCCACGACACTCACGAAACTACCTATCTCGAAGATGTCAAGCCCATCCAGCAGAAAGTAGACATGCTGAAGCGAACTGGAGACAACGGCTTTACGGCAGATCGAACCATGCAGCAAATCGGCCTGATCCCCATTACCATCTGGGTAGCTCATCCCGAGTTCGTCCAAGACCCACGCTCGATCGACAAGTGGCTGAAATCTGAAGAAGGCGCTCCCTACCGAGTCGCCAAAGGAATCTAGTGGCAGGAATCTATAGCTCAGTCCTAACCGAAACTTCTGTCACCGACCTACCCTCGTGGGTCTACGATGACCTGGCCAATCCAGCCATTTCCCAGATCGATGTCCCTTGGGGCCGGTACAATCTTCCGACGCAAAACGACATCACGCGAGGCAACCTCACCATTGACTGGCACGGCTCAACCCTGGTGCTCGATGGAGCATTGGCAGGAGTCCACTTCTATTTCAGGTCTACCGTTATTAATTCAGCCGAAGCCAACCACTATTTCCATCTCACAGACCAGATCTATGAGGCGACTACCCAACTGACGATGCCGACAATCATAGACCTCTCTCCTGGAGAAATTGTACAGATCCGGTGCGGGGTCAACACTAGCGATCCTAACGAACCCGTTCGCTATCTGGTTAAAACCGTAGATTCTGTCAGCGGAAGCACCGTTACCTTTACCGAACCCTTTGGTCTGGACATTCCTGTCTATGCCGATGAAGCTGCCCTCAAAGCCGTAGTCATTGAAAGTCAGTGGAATAAGATCGGTCCCTGGGGAGAAATGACAGCCAACGGCTCATACGGCAACGGTCTCGGCCTAGATCACGGCATGATCCGGTACACTGGCGGAATGCAGCACGACATCATTTTCAAGAACGCCCACTTTGAAACCCTGATGCCTGCCGACATCGACATCCCGCCAGCCGAAGGAACCGTGATCTTCGTTCAAGACATCCTGAACTTCAGCCTCTTGAACACCACTGCCTGCAACCTGATCAAGGTTCTGTTCCACAGTTTCCGGTCCGACAACATGCTAGTCGATGGCCACCGTTTCACTGGCGTAGGCCGTACCAACATAATCGCTCCACACAACACCTTTATTGGAACCCTGGTTGCCGCCTGGGGAGGTACTGGCTTGACCTACCAGAACATCGAAGTCAAAGGCCAGAACATGGTGCTGGCCAACATGGAAATCTTTCCGGTAGACCTCCTGTTCAAGAACATCACTTTCACTACCGACTTCCGAAGAAACTGGGCTTATAACGCAGCTGCCGTGATGTTTGGATTCTATAACTGTGCGGAGCGGATTGAAGACTCGACCTTCACCATTACCACCGACTCCATCTCCAGCTGGAATCTGGATGCAAACAACTCGCTACTCTTCAAAAACTGCGTGTTCGATGATCCATCCACCTTCTCCAACTACTTTTACTTTCCCAGGCATACCATCGAAGGCACCATTACTTTTGGCGGAGTCACCTACGGCCCACTAACCAGCCGCTCAGACACAGTCACGCGCACAGGAACCGTTACCGGCAAGCACATCATCCCTCCCAGGGGGCTGTACAAGTCACTGACCTACCGGATTCCAACCACTGGCAACTCCTGGGCGCTTGGCGTAGGCTATGGAGGCACGATCTTTGCCGCTGCTTACGACCCAGTGAACTACACGTCGGTCAGCAACAACTGGCTTCAGATCGCACCGAACACCAGCGATGCAACCCGATACGCAGCCAACGTCTTTACCTGTTACTTCACAGGCGGAACAGCCTCAATGGTGATGGACTTTCAACTAGAATACTACCCGGCACCCGACGATGTGGGCTGGACAACGGATTAATCATGAGCTTAAAGATCACTGCATTGACTAGACAAAGCCCTGCTCCCTGTCAACACCTTACCTTGACTTCAAATGACAACGGAACCATCAATGTCACCCATGTTTCCATTCCAGCAATCAAGGCACTGTTTGACCAGTTTCCAGGGGGAAGCCGTGGAGCTTTACTCTTTGCCTGGGCGCAAGATCGGATGGATCGAGGATCGACCTTGAATCAACTTGTCAATGTCGAGATCGAATCGGTGATTGTCTAATGGCACTACAAAACCTTGTGGGAGATGGAATCTGGTTGCCGACTCTTGAAGCAGGATTCTCTGGCACCGGCTCTTTGGCGGGTGGAGACACGGCTCTCATTGATGCTGATCAGGAAGAAGTTCAGTTCATCGGGCAGGTAACTATTGACGGCGGTGGCTCGAAGACCTTTGGCACCTCTGGCTCAAAGATTGGCTGGCTGCCTGGTCCTTCCATCACCCTTGCGGCCAACTCAACCTGCACGGTTGGCGTGAAGACAGCCGTAGACACCTCCAACGGTCCTCCAGCCAGAGCCACTATTGGCAAGGCCGCTTTCAGCGTCTACAAAGACCTAGTGGGTGGAACAGACACAATTACCTCTACCACTTGGCGGGAAGATGCTATGGCCTCTGGAACTCCGTTCACCGTAGCGGATGGAGACTTGATTGCCATCTGCTTTCTTCTGACCACCACTTCCGGCAGTCCTTCGATAAAAGTTCGCACTTTAACGCCTTCGACTCAATTTGGATTTCCAGCCTGTACTCTAGTTACTTCCGGCCCAACCTATACCTTACTTGGTGCTTTAGCCAATGCGATTATCATTTTCGATGATGGGGCAATAGGCTGGTTTGCAGGTACCATACCCTGTTCTGCTGTTGACACTACCAGCGCCACGATTGGCAACACCAACATCTTTGGCAACATCTTCCGGGTTCCGTTTACCTGCAAAGTAGATGCCCTCTCGGTTACTGTAACCCCTACTGCTGGAGCTGACTTCGCGATGGAACTCTACAGCACCCCACTCGGCACTCCAGCCACAGTGGAATCCATCTCTGTCGATCAGAATCTGACTACCGCTACCGCCATCAAGCAATTTATGCGCCGCTTAATCACTCCGAGAACACTGACCATCAACACCGACTACCTGGTCGGAGTGCGGCAGACCACTGGAACCGCTTTAACCATCAGTCAGCGGGATCAATCGAACGCCTCTTACTTTAAGCCTCTTGGCATGGGAGCTGAATGCTATGCGGCCACTTCTACCGCTGGAGCCACCTTTGCGGCCATCAACTCAGGAAAGCGCCGTTACATGGCTCATGTCCGTATCTGCGCTTTAGATGATGGAGCCGGAACAGCTGGCGGTCTCTTGGTTAATCGAGGAATGCGGGGAGGAATGGTATGAGACCAATCGTTCGAGGCGCAGCAGCCAATGCAGGTCTGATCTTCCATGTCTTCGCACAAGACAGTGCATCGACCGTTGGGGCTGGAAAAGCCTCGGTAGCCTACAGTAGCTGGACCTGCTACTACATTCGCAACGGTGAAGCGATCTCAGGCGCAATCACCACCCAGGACATCACCACCATTGGCACCTATGCTGCCCCGACCGCTAACACCAACATAAGGATCAAGGCGGTAGACAACACCAACATGATCGGGGTCTACGAGGTTCAGATCCACCTTGACTGGGTGAACACGACTAACAGTTGCCAGTCCCTGACGATCTACCTAAGCGCCACCGGTGTCGCCGTCTTGCCAATCCAGATCCCCTTGACTGGCTGGGACCCCCAGCTACTTCAGGCAACACCAACCAACATCACAGGCGGAACCATTACCACGACAACCAACTTGACCAACCTGCCAGCCGTCACCACCGACTGGCTGACAGCGGCAGGCGTGAAGGCAGATGCAGTCACAAAGATCCAGGCGGGTCTAGCCACACCAACGAATATCACAGCAGGCACAATAACCACGGTAACCACTGTCACCGGTGTCACTGGCTTAACTGCTTCAGATGTAGGCGCGATCAAAGCTAAGACAGACAACTTGCCAGCTTCTCCCGCAGCCGTTGGCTCGAACATGGGAACCGTTTCATCGGTCACCGGTGCAGTCGGCAGCGTCACTGGCCTGACAGCCTCAGATGTGGGTGCCATCAAGACACAGACTGACAAGCTGGCCTTTACTGTCACCAACCAAGTCGATTCCAACGTGATCGATTGGAAAGGAGCCACAGCACCCGCAATGACCGGAGATGCCTATGCCAGAATTGGAGCCACCGGGTCTGGTCTCACAACCCTGGCTCTTGAAGCCACTGCTCAAGCGATCAAAGCGAAGACTGATGCCCTGGCAACAACCGGCGACATCGTCGCAGGCATCCAGGCCGTTACCTTGGACGTGAACGTGAGCAAGGTCAACAGCGTGACCGTAAACGGAACCGGAGCACCGGGAAGCGAATGGGGTCCATGAGATGGCATCTAGCTGGGGAACAAGTTGGGGAACAAGTTGGGCATCGAGTTGGGGAACGACAGCAACCGGTCCCTCTGCTCATTTGGCTGGAACAGGCGCTTTATCCGCAACTGCCGAAGTCCCCAATATCCAGAGCGTCTTGGCCTTACTTCCAGGAACAGGCAGTTTATCCGCTCATGGCTCTATTACTTCCACTTCCATGCTGGCCAGTCTCTATGGCATTGCTGGGTTGGATGTTTACAATGCTCAAGACCTTACTCGAACGAGCTTCGCGAACCTGGCTGGAACCTCCCGCTTTACCTCGCGCATTCTGGACCTTACTCCACCTATTGTTATTCCCAAGCCAGGCGCCGGCCAACCCTCGATTCATGCAGGCAGCCATCCAGTTCGTGGCCAATCGGTTCCAGTCAAAGGAAGTTCCAGGAGTATTCCAGGGAGGTCTGACCGCATATGATTGACCTGATCATGCCCACACTGGGAAAGCCGCACCTCCTGAAAGCACTGGCCTCTCTGCGCTATCTGCCCTTCCCGGTGAAGCCGCACATTATCAGCCGGGGAGCCAGTTGGCCAGAAGCCATTAACCTGGGCTTAGACGAGAGTATTGGAGACGTTCTTCTGATGGACGATGACGTGGAACTACTGCCGGACACCTTCAAGGGCTTCGACCCGGAAGCGGCCGACGTAGTGGGCTTCAAGCTTTTATTTCCCGACGAGACCATCCAGCACGCCGGAGTCTTCGTCCATCTTCACGGAGTCGGCCACATCGGCTTCAAGCAACCAGCCAGTGAGTTCAACTACTCTCAGCGTGTCTGTGCCGTGACAGCCTCTCTCATGTACATCCATCGGGAAGTCATCGACGAGATAGGCCAAATAACCCAGTGGGATGGCTACCAGTTTGAAGACACGGACTTCTGCTTCAGAGCCTTCAAGGCAGGCTTCACCCTGGTCACGACACCAGCTACCGCGATTCACCACGAGAGCCAGACCAAGAAGCTGTTGCCAGACTTTGAGGCCAAGCTACAAACGAACATGAAGAAATTGGCCGATACCCACTTCAAGAACGAGTTGTTCTTACACAACCTGATGAGCTATCCGCGTCCCATCAAGGAGCCCCGTGCCGCCTCGAACTGATTACCACCGATTCCAGAAGTTCAAGGTGCTCGCTCACGCCGAGAAGATTGAGGACATTGTGACCAACCGGATGCCTGCTCCTGTCGAGTGGATCATCTATCCCTCGAACATCTGCGGCTACCGCTGCCCGCACTGCATCATGGCTGAAGAGCAGGCACTACACCACAAGCTATTGTCACCTGGAGCAATGCTCAAGATCCCGGTAGATGCCAAGCGCCTGGGAATACAGACGGTGGTCTTCTCCGGTGGCGGCGACCCATTGATCAATAAGCTCACGGTTCCTACGGCTTATCAACTGAAGCTGTCCGGAATAAGAACCGGAATCAACAACCAGGGCTATTTGCTCAACGACCCTACCGCCTTCGACTTCATCCGGTATTCCATTGACGCAGCAAACAAGCAGACTTACGAAGCAATTCACCGCTTTGACGGCTGGGACCGAGTCGTCCACAACATCCAGCGCCACCAACTGCTGCGAGAAGCAGGCGAGCAGATCGAGATGGGTTTAGCCTTCCTCATTACTCCTTCCAACTATACAGAGACCAGCGACTTCTGCGAATGGGGACAGCAATTCAATCCCGACTTCATCCACATTCGCCCCGCCTTCCTAGACAGCCCCTACCTGGATAGCCAATACCCAGGTGGGGGTCAAGCCTTGAAGGAGGAGATCATTCCCTCTTTAGGCGAGGTAGGCAAGCGAATGGAATCTTTATTTCCCAATGTCTACTACCGGGTGGACAAGTTTGAAGGCTACTGGACCCCCAAGCTCTACGACAAGTGCCGAGCAACTCCCCTGATGGCCGTGACCTCTGGAGATGGCGCCTTCTTGATCTGTCAGGACCGGGGGATCAAGGCTGGCGAGGAAAGCTACCGCTGGGGAGACTATAATGCTCAGACCTTTGACCAGATCTGGTGGTCACAGGAGCATCGAGACGCAATCAACCAGATTGACTTATCCAGCTGCCCTCGCTGCGTAGAGAACGGCTACAACGAAATAATTCAAATGGGATTTATCGACGATCAGATGAAGATGGCACTGTTATGATGGAACTAGCCTATATACACCCTGACGATGGCGGCTGTACCTACTACCGGGTGAACCTCCCTCTTGACACGATGAACGCCAAGGAAGACGCCCGTGTTCACCGCATCGTTCCCCAGGACAACCCTGAGCGCATCCAGAAGTTGCTGGAACCCTGCGACATGTTGGTCTTTCCACGCCCCTCAGACCCAACCATGGTGTCCAATATCGCCAAGCTCCACGAGAAGGGCAAGAAGGCCGTCGTAGACTTTGACGACAACCTCTGGGAAGTCTCTCCGTTAAGCCCACACTACGCCGACTATGGCCTCCGCAACGTCCAGTACAAGCTGCCTGATGAGCCTATGTTAGACCTTTGGACAGACGGCAAGGGTTTTGACATTGAGATGAACAAGCTGCGACTCCAGGCCGTTCGAGACACGATTGAAGCGGCTGACCTGGTGACCACCACGACAGAATACCTAGCCCAGATCTTTCGCCAGTGGAACTCGAAGGTAGCGGTTCTGCCTAACTGCCTGGACCTCAGCCTGTGGCAGAAGTTGCCTCTCCAGAAGCGCACTGACAGCATCCGACTCTACTGGTCAGGCGGTTCCAGCCACTATGAAGACATTACCCTGCTCTCCGACGTCTTCCCCGTGATCTGTAAGAAGTATCCCGAAGTGAAGATCGTCATTGTCGGTCACCTGTTCAAAGGGCCATTCAAGGGGGTTCCAGAAGACCGGATCGAGTTTCACCAATGGAGCCATACTCTGGCCTACCCTTACAAGTCCGCTATCCTGGATGCCGATATCAGCCTGATCCCCTTGCAAGATACCGAGTTTAACCGTAGCAAGTCCGCCATCAAGTGGATCGAGCAGTCCGCCCTGTCCGTCCCTAGCGTGGTCTCCCACGTCACTCCTTACAAAGAGATGGACAATAACGCCCACAATAATGCACTATTCGTCGAGAACCATCCTGACGCCTGGATCGAGGCTATTTCCCTCCTCATTGAAGATCCATTACTTAGAATTCGGATTGGGTTGGAAGCCCGCCGCACTGTTGAACAGCATTACGACATCAACAAAGAGTACGTTCAATGGCTGCACGCTTACCAAGGGCTTCTCAACCGGAGACGCCCGATTTCTAAAGTAAAGGAGCTTCATCATGTCCAAAAACAACACCACTGAAACAGATTTCCTATCTGCTGCATTTAACGCCATCTGTCCCACCTGGATGGGAACCGGGATCACCGGTACTGCGTTTACCGGAGGGATCACCAATGTCTATGTAGCCCTCCATACAGCCTCAACTGCATCAATGGGAGAGAGTTCTTCTCAAACCACTTCTGAGACTGTCTATGCAGGTTATGCCCGAGTGGGAGTAGTCCGTACTAGCGCAGGCTGGACGGTCAGTTCACCAGGTGGAATCGGCACCGTAGTCAACCTCTCTGCCATTAACTTTCCACAATGCACTGGCACCTCAGCCCAGATTATATCTGCTTCAGTGGGCACATTAACTTCAGGAGCAGGCCAGATCCTATATCTAGGAGATCTATCCGGTGGCGGTCTAGCCGTAACCAACGGCGTGACCCCCTCGTTTGCAGCTGGAAACCTGTCGATCACTGAGGACTAAGCCGATGGCTGAACCACAGGAACAACCCAAGGTGGTAGAAGCTATGCGCGATTCTCCCACCTTCCATCCTCAAGGCACGGTTATGGAGATCCAGAATGCGGAAGGCCAGAAGATACGGTACGTTCTTACTCCTCTTGGTTGGGTTATGGTGCGGGAGTCTTAAGGCTGCGACCCATTATGTCTCGAAGGCCGGGGCTGACGCTCATGCCTGCTCAACCGTAGACAGTGCTGCGACCAACAAATTGACCGTAGCGGGTGGTCTTTCCTGCACAACTGCCGGAGATACCCTCGTGATCCACACCGGCACCTATGCTGAAACCATCGGCTTCTTTGGCACCAACATCCCGGCTGGCATCTCAGACCTACAGCGCACCATCGTTCAAGCAGCCACAGGTGAAACCGTCACCTTAAACGAAGTGGACATCTACAGCCGCTCGTTCATTACCATTCAGGGAATCACCTTCAATGGCAACGTGTGTCGAATTGGCCGCAATGCAACCACTGACGCAGCGGCCACCTTTGTTACCTTCGACACCGTCACGGTTCAGAACTGGGTCGGTGGTGGGAGTGGAGCTGGAGCCATCATGCCCGGATTCCGTCAGGAAGGCATCTCGTCCAACCTCCTGATCAAGAATTGCAGTTCCCACAACAACGGGTCAACCAGCCTGGATCATGGCCTCTACATCTCCACCCAGGACGTGACTGTCGATGGTGGCACGTTCTACAGTAACTCTGGCCACGGCATCCAGGTTTATACTTCAGGCCAGGCCACAGCTACCAATAACACCGTGATCAAGAACACGATCACTCACGACAACGGCTCCTACGGAATCGGCCTCTACTCTGGCGACAATCTGAGAGCCTACAATAACATTGTCTACCATAACGGTCTCATTGTTGGCAGCACAGGTGGCCTCAGAGTCAGTGCCAGTTCCGGTTCACCAGCTACCAACCCCCTGATCTTCAACAACACCGTCTACAACAACACGGGCTATGGAATCCGTCTGGAAGTCGGCGCTTCCAACGTCAACATTCGCAACAACATCTCGTATAACAACTCTGGTGTAGAGATCTCGGATGCCACAGGAGGCAGTTTAGCCGCTTCCAACGTAGCCAATCGGAACAACCTGTGCGACACCTTGATCGCAACCCTGTGCGATGGCGGAAACCCACTGTTCGTCAATGCAGCTGCGAACAACTTTCAGCTTCAGACCACCTCGCCAGCAATCAATGCAGGAACCAGCTTGTCCACCGTCACGACCGACTTTGCCGGAGTTTCGAGACCCCAAGGTTCCGCTTATGACGAGGGAGCCTATGAATACGTGCCCGCGATTCCTCCAGCCACTGGCTGGACCCAGTTGACAAATACTTCTATCAGGCCTCTCTGCCCAGCCGGAATTCCCGGCAACTGCGACAAGGTGACACAAGCCTGGGCCAGCGGAGCCTTTGACACCCTCCGCAACCGGTTATTGATCATGGGCGGTGGTCACAGTGACTACGAAGGCAACGAGATCTATGCGCTAAATGTGACCCAACTGACCATGACCCGGATCACCAATCCAGGCACACCGACTGCCTCTGATGCCAGCTTTGCAGGTACGGACCCAGACACTAACTCAACTCATTGCCCAACCGCTCTCGTGGGGGGCACGCAGCCAAATAGCAACCACACCTATGACAGCATGGTCTACATGGCGAACGTCGATAAGATGTGGTACAAGCAGCAATCCAATGCTATCTGCGGCAATGGCTCCAGTAAAGGCTGGCAGTTCAACATGGCCACAAACGCCTGGGAGAACCATGCCAACTTGCTGATTCCTGGAGGAACCGGACCAGGCCTGATGGCCTCTTACGACCCCACCAGTGGCAAGGTTTTCTACCATAATAACTTCGATCTTCTGAGCTATACTCCAGGAACAGATGCCTACGTCAAGCTGACCAGCAATGGCACAGGCTTTGGCCGCCCAGACTGGATGACCTCAGTAATAGACCCTACCAGAAACCGGTTCTACCTGATGGGTGGCGGCCAGGGAGCACTCTACTACGACCTAACCGCTCCTTATGCCCGACACAACATTAACCAGACGGGCGGAACAACCATCATTAACAGTAATGGTCCTGGATTGGCCTATGACTCAGCCATCGACCGTATTGTGGGCTGGACGGGCGGAGATGATGTTTTTCTTTATGATGCCAATAGTAATAGTTGGACTAAGCAGACCTTTCCCAATGGTCCAGGAGCAGCCATTGTTCAGGGAACCTTTAAGCGCTGGGCCTATTCACCCGCAAGCGATGTCTTTGTGGTAGTCAACACCATCGATGCCAATGCCTATAGCCTGAGACTCAGCCCTCCGGTAGCGGATACGGTGGCCCCTTCGGTTCCAACCAATCTCGGAGCATCCACGATCTCAAGCGTTCAGATTAACCTGGCCTGGACCGCTTCGACTGACAATGTGGGTGTCGTCGGTTACCAGATCTATCGCAATGGCTCTCAGGTCGCCTTGTCTCCAACCAACAGCTATCAGGATACTGGCCTGACAGCAAGCACAACCTACACCTATACCGTGGCCGCCTACGACGCCTCCAGCAACGTGTCTGCCCAGTCCACCAGCGCCTCAGCCACCACCGGAACCGTTGTCAACCCATCCAGTTCCAACTTCCAGATCAGTTCCACCGCTTCAGGCACGTTGCCCTTCACCGTCGGCCTGATCTTCAAGAAAGGCGATATCCCGAACTTCCCCGTGCTAGACATCGCAGAGTATCAAGTCGTGGTGAAGCGCCGCTGGAATGACGGGTCTGTCAAGCACGCCATCGCTTCTGGTCAGACTGCCTTAACAGCCAATGTGCTGAAGACAATTACGGTGTCGAACTCAACCGCTGCTCCCACAGGAACCGCTCTAACCTCAGCCGACATCACGGCAGCGAACCCGGTAGCCACTGTTCAACTAGGCGCTATCGGAACAGCCAACCTGGCAAGTCTATTTGCCACCCCGTTTAGAACCTGGCTAGCCGGTCCTGAGATGGTGGAATGCCATTACCGAACAACCATAGGAGGCAGTCCAGGTCTCAACGTCTGGTTCTACGTGAGGCTCTACAAGGCAGGTCGCATCTGGATCAGGGTCATCGTGGAGAACGGCTATCTCAACGTCTCCACTGACAACGGCAACACGATTCCCAACATTACCCAGACCTATCTTCCCAGCGTAGTCATCGGAGCAAACGGGGTCTTCAACAATGGCGGAGCCGCTCTCACTCATTACGGCTTCACCCGTTGGACGGTAGAAGGCTGGACGAGTGGCAGCTTCCCAGACGTAATCCCCAAGCACAACAGCCAGTACCTGATGGACACGAAGCTGGTGCCCAACTACTGGAAGCGCAGTCCCAGTGATGCCAAACTAAACAGCCTCCACCAGACCTATGTTCAGATGTCGAATGCCGACCTGGATCAGAACATGCCTGGGCCAGGATTCCAGAATGACATCGGTCTATTGCCTCTTTGGGACGCTCTCTACGTGACCTCTACAGACCCCAGGGCCTACTACTCGATGGAAGCCAACAGTTCCTCGATGAACAGTTACCCCATTGTGTGGCGTGACTCTGGCACCCAACTACCCGCCTCTCCAGCCAACTGGCCAAACTATGCCATTGGAGGAGGGGCGTATGCCTGGGGAGCAGGCCCACTAACCTGGTCGATGACCCATGAACCCTCGGAAGGCTACACCGCCTACCTACTTACAGGAGACTACTGGCATTACGAAACGATGCTGTTTAACGCCTCGATGAATTACCTGGCTAGAAACAACGCGATTGGTTCAGGTTTGACCAGGATATTGACGAGTGAAACCCGAGGCAACGCCTGGATCATGCGGACTAACTCTCAACTGGCTGCCGTTTGTCCTACAGGGGATGCTGTCTGTACCGACTACCAGACCCTCTTACAGAACAACGTCACCTATTGGAAGAACATCTCGACCACACTCACTGCTCCAGGAATCGGCAGTGTCTACGAATACGGATTCGGTTATGCGGGCGGTGCAGGCGTGATTGCTCCCTGGCAGCAGGAGTTCTGGGACATGTCGATGGGAATGGGTTCTGACATCGAGCCATTGACCGACATGACGGTTTACAACCAGCTGCGCGACTATCTCTACAAGTTTCCTGTCGGCATCCTGGGCGATCAGACCGGGTTCTACTTCACTTACGGATCGATCTATAACCTGCAGATCGGGGCTACCAACTCTACTGACCCGCACAACTTCTACACCACCTGGAAACAGTGCTGGGATGGCAGCGTGGCTCTCAGCCTGATTGTTTCCCCAGTATTCGATAACACGTTGAAAGGCGACTCAGGCGGATTACCAGCCAATGCCTCAACCGGCTACTGGGGAAACCTGATGCCTGCGATTGCTTACGCCGTAGACCATGGAGCCACCGGAGCCTCAGCCGCGTGGCTCAGATTAACCGGAGCTTCTAACTGGTCCGTAGTCGGCTCTAGCGGCTTTGACGACATCCCCATCTGGGGAATCGTGCCGAGAACCGTGATTCAAGTACCTCCGCCGACACCGCCTGCACCACCCACAGGCTTGATCAAGATCAACTGATATGGGCACAACCAGGATCTTCCAGAACTCAGATAACTTTGTCAGAGGCGATCTCTCGACTTTAGGCGCCAACTGGGACCAGACCCTAAACGCCTTGAACGGTTCTCGAACCGGAATCAAGTCCAATGGCACCTTTGGCGGTGCGGGTGGAATGAGTGAGGGAGCCTGTGCCCGCTGGGTTGGAACCGGAACCTTTACCAATGACCAGTATGCTCAGGCGGAAATCGTTGCTGTGGGAGGTTCGATTGTCGGCTTAGGCGTCATCGTGAGAGCCGCTTCAACGACTGACCTGAATCGAAAGTTCTACGCTTACCAGACCACTAGCGGGGACTTGTACGGAGCCGTGACAACTCGATTGGTCAAAGTCATCGGCAATGGAACGACAGTTACAACCACCGTTCTAGCCAGCAGCATCATTGCCTGGGCTACCAATGATATGCTGGAAATCGAGGTCATTGGAACCACGATTCGGGGAATGAAGAACGGCATCGTTCAGGTCAGTGTTACCGATACAGACCTGTCAACCGGAACGCCTGGCCTGTGGACCTACCAAAATGACATCACCTCGGTAGGTGCCTTTGACTACTGGCAGGGCGGAAAGCTGATTGCCACTTCAGACCTGCCGATGACTCCGGGTCCAGCAGGAGTCGGAACGATAAGCGGAACTCTGCTAGGGTCAACCTCCCTATCAGTCACCATGGCCGGAACTGGAAACCTGGCACAAACTTCCAATATTCAGATCACCTCAAGCCACATGGTTGGAACTGGAGCCTTGAGCGGTCCACTCCAATACTTTACCAACTCCACCTGCCACATGTACGGTGGCTGGTCGATGGGGACCGTTAAGCTGGCCTGGAATCCCAATACCGAGATAGACCTGGCAGGCTACAAGATCTACATCGGCACCTCGTCAGGGATCTACAACTATGCCACCTCGCCTTACGTGTCTCCGGTCAACGTGGGCATGGTGCAGACCTTTACCTTCATCCTGCTTCCAGGCGGGGTGACCTACTACTTCGCGATCACAGCCTTTAACTCAACTGGCCAGGAATCGGCCTTCTCGTCAGAATTGGCAGTTCCCATCGAGACCTATCATGCCTACTCGATGACCTTGACTGGAACCAACGTGATCTCGGGTTCATCAGCAGGTACGGCTCAACTGGTAGGCAACCTGGTCAATACTGGCCAACTGATATTGATTGCTACGGCAACTGGGATGGGTACGTTGTCAGCCTTTGGCCTAGCCAATAAAGCTGGCGCCATGTCTGCCTTCCCCAACCTGGGAGCCATGGCTTCAAGTTCAATGACCTTGACGGGTACAGGGGCTTTGATTCGTAACTCTCAAGGCCAGTCTGCTGGAGCCTTAACTGGCACTTTGACAGGAACTCAAGGCCTGATCATCCCAGGTTCAGCGGCAGGTACTGGAGACATGCAGGGAACCCTGACGGCGACAGGCTACATGTCCATTGTGATTACCGGGCGAGGTGTGATGTCCATCCACTCCTTTACCCAGGTAGGAACCGCAGCCAAGCAGTATCGTACCAAGTTACAAGCTGGAGAAGTCCACAGTTCACCGAAGAGGTAGCTATGATTACCGTGATTAGCGTCTTTGATTTAGAGCCTGGAGAAGTCAGAACCTTTCAGCATGACTGGTCGGACAACGTGGTTTCTCCGTCCACTGTCGATGGCGTTACCGTAACCGCTACAGACTTGCTGACTGGATTGGATGGCACATCTGACGTAATTGTTGCGACTGACCAGACTGGCAGCATCACTACCGTCACCCTTCAGAAACTAGTTGGCAAGGGTTCCACCAGCTATGACCTCAAGCTCCAGATGGTCAGGACCGATGGAGAAACCTACATCGACCATTATCTAGTGACTGCTGACATTGACAAGACCATCTATGGATTGGTTGATAGGGCCTTGAGGCTCTTAGGCGTTCGCAACATTGGCACCCGCCTGAGTCCAGAGGAGCAGGAACAGGGCCTGGAAGGACTAAACACGATGCTGCTGTCCTGGTCAAGTGAGCGGATGCTAGTTCAGTCCACAGTGGTTGATGTGTTCCCTACTGTGGCAGGAACCTCAGCCTACACGATTGGCCCAGGCGGAAACATCGACACTGTACGGCCTGAACAGATCCTGTCGGGTTACATCGTGTCCAACTCGGTGAGCTTCCCGTTAGCACCCCTTGGTCCAGAAGGCTTTGACGCCATCCAGTACAAGGACACTACGATGGTTCCGAACAGCTTCTTCTACGACAATGCTGCGCCAATGGCCACGGTGACGTTAAGCCCGATTCCAGACGCCATTTACACCGTCAGCTTGCGGTCAATCAAAGAGATGACGAACTACTCGACGGTAGCGATTAACCATGGGCTTGAAGGCGACTACGAGAATGCCGTGAGCTATAACCTGGCCATCCACCTTGCCCCAAAGTACGGAATGAATGCGGCTCCAGAAGTGGTAGCGATTGCAGCCCAGTCTGCCAGCCGCCTGATTAACGAGCGGTTCGGAAAGCTCGATGCCACCCTGGATGCTGGGTTACTGGTGTCTTGACATGACGATGGAAACCAAGAAGATCAACTTTGGAAAGCCTGCGGTAGTGGACTCGGTGGAGTTAGGCCAGACCGATGCCCAGTCACTGTACGAAGGCTATCAGGATGAGTTTGGGTGTTACGTGAAGCGGCCTGGACTCACGCTGTTTGCCACATTGCCTAAAGCAGCCAAGGTGGATGGCATCTACGAGTCCATCGCAGGCACAGTGATAGCAGTCTGTTCAGGTCAACCCTACACCCTAGCTGTCAACGGCAGTTCAACCGCCTGGACAGGAACCAAGCTCACGGCTGGCAACCCCGTGATCTTTACCGAAGACCTATCCAACATCTTCGCAGCGCATGGCGGGAAGATCACGAAGCTAGTCCAGACAACTAAGGTGGCCTCTGACCTGGCAGGTAACTCGCCTCAAGCGGGCGTCACCCACATCATCTTCAAGGATCGATATCTCCTGTGTAACGGAACCGACAGCCTGGTAGGCGACCAGTTCTTCAGCGACGATCAGGTCAACGCCTACAGTGCTTCTAACAGTTGGGAAGTGTTCAACAATGAGGAGAACGCAGATCCCTTGACAGCTGTGGCCGAGAAGTGGGGAGAGACTCTGTCAATGGGGCCAGAATCAATCGAATTCGTGGAAGATGACGGGATCACGCCATGGGCCAAGATGGCTGTACCACCTCCTGGTGTTGGACTGCTAGCACCCTACAGCATCGTAGATTTAGGAAGCACGTTCTACTTTCTATCCGTCTATGACCGGGCCCCCAGGATTGTGCGCCTCGAGAACAGGTCAATCCGAGCCATCAGTTATCCGATAGACCCCTTGATCTCAACTACCACAGCGCCATTCTCCCAGGGGTTTGGCTTAACTATCAATCGCATCCCGTTCTATGTGGTGACTAACCAGATAGATGGATTCACCCTGGTCTACAACGCGCTTCAAAACACCTGGAGCCAGTTTGCCAGCTGGAATGGAAGCGCCTACGACTTCTATCCTTGCAACACCACGCGCTACATCAAGGGCTGGAACACTACGCTGATCGGAGACACAGCCGCCACAGGCAAGATCTGGACTCTAGACGGACTGACTGACGATGGAGACCCCATCCGGTTTGAACTGACGAGCGGCAACACCTCATGGGGAACTGACCGACGCAAGCGGTCTGCCAAGCTCCTGTTCAAGTGCAAGCGTGGCCAGTCAGCCGATATCTCTGAACCCTACTTCAAGGTCCAGTTCAATGACGATGGCAAGGGCTGGTCGGAACCCAGGCGGGTCAGCCTGGGCTTTGCGGATGACTTGAGTTTCTATGGGGTGCTCTACCAGTGTGGAACCTATCGCCAGCGGCAGTATCGGGTGGTGCATGACGACGTGAAATCTGACTTCATCTTGGTCTCGGCAGAAGAGACCTTCGAGGTGCTAACCAACTAGATGTCCTTCATCACCGTTAAACACACGCTCGCCAACACGGCCGAATACTGGATCGGCAAGGTCTACTACAACCTGGAGATCTTCTATGGCGGGATGACCGGAGGCGGCTTTGTCGAGCGCAAACAGGTCATCTCAAGCCAGGTGATTACGCCACCGCGAACCACTGACTTCCGCGAGATAGAGACCTTTAACCGCCTCGTCAGTAAGCGGGTCTACAACTTGATCCAGTTCAGTCAAGGCATCGGAATTGCGCCCATACAGAACCCAACCACTAGTGCAGGATATTGGATTGAAAGGAAAATACCATGGCAACTGGGGTTATCACTAAGGTCACGGCGGTCGGCTTAATCTTAGACTCTGAGACGACGCTTTACACGGTTCCAACCGGATTGCAGCTCATCCATGTGGATGCCACTTTCTGCAACACACACGCCTCGACAGACGATGCGTTTGACCTGCATTATGTTCCATCAGGCGGAAGCCGAGGGGCCAGCAACCAGATCGTTAAGGGTCTGACCGGAGTATCCAGTCTACGTGCAGGAGACACTGGCTTCCTGTCAAATGACCCGATGCTTGCGGCTGGAGACACCATTCGAGCTATAGCGGCTACAACCAACCTAATTGCTTACCGATTAGGCCTTGTGCTGGAGGAACTATGAGCGGATTTCAAACCATTGGCCGGTCAACCCATATTAAGAACATTCAGAGAGGCAGTGTCGTGGTGACTTCTGCTGCGGTAACCGCCACAGCTTCTATAACCAGCGTCAACAGGGCATTATCTGAGATATTCAACTTGGGCGCCAGGTTCAGCTCTGCCGGTACGGCTTGGAGCGGTGGAACGATAGACTTTGTTAATGATACCACCGTAGTAGGTGCTGGCATCGCCGCCGGAGCAGCCACGATCACCATTCAATTTCAAGTAACGGAATACTACAGCTAGGGGGAGGCTACCATGCCAGATTGGAATGCACTTATTAACGCAGCCGTACCGGTTGCTTCAACAGTAATCGGTGGCATTGGTGCCCAGCAAGCCCAAGGCAAGGGAATCCAGCTCTCGCAGGATGCGCTGAATCAGGCTAAAGCTGAAGCTGCGGCGGCTTACGGGCAGGGTGGTTCTGACGCGGCGAATGCTTTGGGAACGGCTAACCAGAACAGCCAGAATGCATTGAACTGGGGCTATGGTCAGGCGGGCAATGCGCTGGCCACCGGGTTTAACCAAGCCAACCAGTATGGACAGTGGGGATATCAGCAAGGACGGGCAGACCGGGCAACTGGGTTGTCCAACTCTCTGGGTGCACTAGGCACTGGTTACGGTAACGCGTTTAACATCCTCAACCCCTATGCACAGTCTGGGGTCCAGGCGTTAAACCAGGCAAACAACCTGATCTTTGGCAAGGGAACTCCAGGTGGTGGTGGAATGCCGCAGGTAAACCCCATGCCACAGGGCCAGACAGCGCCACAGATTCCGATGCCCTCTATGCCTAACTTCCAGGCTCCAGGCGGGATGCCCCAGGGAATGATCAAGCAGAACTCTCTGGCTACAGGGGCAGGAGGTGCCACAGGTTCAGCCTTGGGTAATCAGAATGTAGCGGCTGGATTGGCCAGCATTCCAGACCAGAGTGGAACCGCTCTGGCCAACCAAGGAATGCAGCAATCTGGCATCAGAACCGGAGTGGGAGCCTTGGCAGGCTTAGGCGGTATCAGCGTAGCGATGGCAGCCATCCCGGCTCTTGCAGCGGTGCCCTTCATTGGTCCAATCATGGCTGGTGTTGGAGCCTTAGTTGCCAAGCTGTGGAACAACCACAACCCAGACAAGACCTGGGCTTCTAACGCGATCAACGATGTTGGCCTAGCAGTCTGGGGTCCGCAGCGGGACGGTAACGGGGGAATCTTGGGAGAGGTCAAGTCAGGAAAGCTAACGGCTGACCAGGGAATCGCGGCTTATCAAGCTCTCTACCAAGGCTGGATTAACGCCATGCACACGGCTGGAGTGGATCAATCCATCATCGACAGGTCAGTCCAGTCTCAGGGGCAGTATTGGGCGACTACACCAGACATCATCAGGCAGGCCGCTGCTCAGGCACCACAAGGTCAACAGGGTGGTTCTACTCCACCAGCAGGTGGAAACGCCCTAGCCAGTGGACCTACCCGTGGAGCAGGCGGCTATGCCATGGGAGGTCAGGTTCCAGGCCAGGATCAGGGCACTGACACGGTGCCTGCGATGTTGCGTGGTGGCGAGTTTGTGATGACCCCAGAGGCTGTGCGCCACTTCGGAGTGGCCAAACTCCAGCAGATGAATGACGCAGGCAAGCAGAATTCCCTGTCCAACCCTCAGCACTTTGCTACTGGTGGAACCGTTGCGCCATATGACCCGACTAATCCAAACAAGGTCCAGGACTGGACACAGCAGTTAGACCCGACAGGCCAGTTACCTGCAGGTTACTCCAGCTACACGCAAGGCTATGACCCAGTTAAGCAACAGTGGCAGTACAACCCGAATACTGGAGCGGCTTATACAGGGGGTGATACGCGAGGGGTTGCAGCGCCCTATGTGGCTCCTCCAGCGACAACTGCTCCAGCAGGAGCGCCCAAGGCTGGTGACCCGAACTATTACAAGTATACATCCACAGGTGGTGCAGCTTATCAGATGCCAGCGGCTACGGTGCCGACGAATACCACAACCCCAACAGCAGGAACAGCTGGTCAGGGTGGTACCTCTGGCGGAAGGAATACCAATCTGCCAACGACCAATTCACTGACTCAGACCACTGGCACGGTTCCAGCCAGCCGAAGCACAACGGGTAACTCTAGTGGCGTACCTCCTGCTCCATCTACACCAACAGCCGGAGGAAGTCGCAACGCTGGTCTGTCTGCTAGTCAAGGCAATGTCTGGCATCAGGCTCCCCAGGTTCAAGCAGCGGCACCTCCACCGATTGGCCCAGGAGTAGCTCCAGCAGGTCCAGGCTTGTCAGCCGGTGGTGCTAGGAATGCCCTGCTGCCTACGGCTCCTACAGTAGGTGGAACGGTGGCACCTCCAGTGACGCCACCAGGTGGTGCCGGAGACTTTTCTCCTCCCACTGGACCAGGAACCGGACCTCAGCAAAACATCTACACGCGAGACATTAACGGACAAAACTATTACTGGGATTCAGTGGCTGGAAAGTGGTTGCCAAATACAGCTATGGGAATTACTGACCCTTCATTTCAGGGTGCTGGCAATGGCTATACCACTCCCGGCGGTGCAGGCAACTCAACTACCGGAACAACCCAGTTTCCCTCCAACTGGAACGCCAACAACGCCCCGATGCCCGATGTTCTAAACATGCAGGGAGCCAACGGTGCGAGCTACGAGACCTCACCACTCTACCAATGGCAGTTGCAGCAAGGCGAGAAAAATATCAACAGGGCTCTGGAGGCTCGCGGTAGACAGAACAGTAGCTACGGACTCAATACCCTGGCCAACTTCTACAACTCGCTGGGAGCCAATGAAGCTCAGAACAACTATAACCGGACGTTCCAGATGGCTCAGTTGGGCTTACAGGCATCCAGTCAGCAGGCCAACCAGCAGGCAGCCTACGGTGGAGCAGCCAGCCAGCTCTACCAGTCAGCCTCTCAAGGTGATGCAGCCAGTGCCCAGCAACTAGCCACCCAGATGGGAGTCAACTCGACCCAGTATGCTCAACTCCTGTCAGCCCTAACCAGCAAGTACGCAGGTGACACCTCTCAGGCGCAGCAGGCTCTTGGTACAGCACTAGCCCAACTCTCCATGTGGCAAGCCAGTGGCAATGCACAGAACACCTGGAACTGGGCGAACCCGTACTCAGGAAATGCCATTGCGGGTGGAGCAAACAATGCCATGCTGCCTTATGCACTCGGCAATCAAGGGGCTGCTTACCAGCAACTGTTACAGGCGCTTGGAATAGGGGGTAGTGGACAATTCACAGAACAGGGGACCGGTTCACTGTTCCCGCCACAGCGATAGGAGACTTTAGATGCCACAACTATTCGACTATTCAGGAATCGGCCAGAACTATCTGCGAGATCAGGCACTTCAGCAGGAGATCGAGCAGCGGAAGAAGTCGTTTCCGATCAGTAATGCTCTCGCTAGTGCCCAGCTTCAGGACTATCTGAGAAACCAGCAGGACACAGCTGCTATCCGGCAGACTGCCCAGCAGAACAATCAGATGACCGTAAATCCTGAACCTCCAAAGCCAGATGCCTTTGGCAATATGCAGCTTAACCAGTCAGGTGCTCCCAACCAGACCGAGAACACCATCGTGGCTGTCTTCAAGAAGTACATCTCCCAAGGCAAGATTAAGGAAGCCACCGATACTCTAGATACTTACACTAAGCCCATGTTGCTCTCAGGCAATGTAGACGAAGCAGCACGGGTCAGCAGCAGGGCGCTCGGTGTTCCACTGATTCCAACTCCAGACCGAAAAGATATCATGATTGCTCCGGCTGGTTCGATGGGTTACAACCTGAAGACCGGAAAGACAGAGTTTACGGTTCCCAACAAGCCGGAAAACCTGACCGGTGCCGACTATGAAGAACAACGGCGCAAGGCCTGGCTAGTTGCTCATCCTGGCAAGACCGATATGGACTACAACAAGGAAGTTGCCAAGTCCAAGGATACTCATCCAGCCGGTGTTCCCATCAAGTCTGAAAATCTAGGGAATGTGGTTCGCAACTATTATGCAGATGGAACAACCAAAGATGAGAAGGTCGGAGTCTCGCCAAATACTCAAGTCAGGGTTAATGTCCAGCAGCCAGAATTAGGCGGTGACACAATTCAGATTCTAGCTTCAGACTGGTACACTTCTGGCCAAGCTCCTTTTGTTGCGAGAACTCCAGCAGCTATCCATGCCCTTGACCAAGTGGCCAAAGAGGTTAAGCGCCAGCATCCTGATTGGAACCCAGCCATAACTAGAGCCAATTACGGAGCCGACAAGAGTTCTCTTGCGTCAATTCAGAAGTCCACTGATGCCATCAACTCGTTTGAAACAACCGCTCTTAAGAATGCCGACCTGATGATGGGGTTTGCCCAGAAGTTGACCGATACCAAGTCTCCCATTGTGAATCGCTACATTCGTGACTGGCAATCCGTTGCAGCCGGTGATCCCAATGTCAGGTCATTTGAGGCAGCCAGAAGGGTGTTTGCTAACGAAGTAGCGAAGATTACGAGCAACCCCAATATGTCTGGTGTGTTGACCAATGAGGCCCGCCAGGAGATTGATAAGATTGTGTCTGGGGATGTGACTCTTCCACAGCTACAGTCGATTGTGTCTACATTGAAGAAGGATATGGAGAACAGGCGCACCTCTCTAAACTCTCAGATTGGTGAGATCAAAGGACGGATTAGCGGGACTACTCCGACCCATCCAGCCGATGCATCCGGTGGAGGTGGTGGCACATTCACTGTCAACGATCCTAACGGCAAGCCTCACTACTTTACCACCCAGCAGGATGCCGACAACTTCAAGAAGGCTATCGGAGCGCAATAATGCCTATCGACTATGATGCACTGGCTAAACAGCATGGAGCGGTAGACTCAGGTACGGTGGACTATGACAAGCTGGCTGCTGAGCATGGGGCTATAGGTGGTCCAGAAGATCAGCAACCTAAGCCTGACACCCGCACCGGCTTACAGAAAGCCTTTCAGCCGATTACCTCTGCCGCTCAAGGCGCTGTTTCAATCGGCAAGGAACTCTACAACCAGGCCATGGAAGTTGGACCACAGACCATGGGAGCCATGACTGGGGGAGCGATTGGTGGAGCATTGGGCGGACCTCCTGGAATGGCTATCGGAGCTGGTCTTGGGGCTGGAGCTGTAGGTACGATTGAGCGTATGGCTGGAACTAAGCCAACGGCTCCAACCGTTGCTGGGCAGTTAGGTCAAGCAGGCTTAGACATCGCAGGCGGAGTCGCCCAGGAAGCAGGTCCAGCAATCAAGGGAATGACGCCTGGACCGGTTGGTCCACAAGTTACCAGCGGAGTTCAGAAGCAGATCATGCAAGCTGTAAAGCCCCGAGGCAATCGGCCCTTCTTTAACCAGACAATTCAACGCGCTGTGCCTGAAATCTCGGATGCTGCTGGTGGTAAACCCATTCAGACCATGCGAGACGTTTACAACATCATTCCTGATGCGAAGAAATCGGTCTGGGATGAGTACAAGGCTATCTTGCAGGCCAATGATGCACGAGCCCAGGTTGAGATAAGGAAGGCCAAGGGGATTGCCTGGGATAAGTATCCGATTGAGCAGAAACTAAAGCTTCAGGATGAGCCTTCTGTGATCAGGCCTATGCAACAGGAGTTGGTGGACCGAACTGTTACTGCCCAGCAGGCTCTCAACAAGGGGGTTGACGCACTGACCATCGATGGCAATGAAGTGGCTGACTCCATGATGAACTCGGTACACCCCCGGACTGCTCGACAAGACCCTGCACTGGCTGAACGAGTGGCTAAGTTAGCTGACACCTACCGCCACAGGATGGACTTACAGGAAGCCGAGCAGTTTCTTCAAGGGGTAAACCATGAGCTAGGACCGATCTATGCTCAAGGTCCAGAAGCCGTTTCTGCTGCCAAGAACGCTCCTAATACGGCTCATCTGTTTGCTGAGGCAGAATCCATCAGGAAACAACTCTATTCCAAGCTGGATCAGTTGCCTGGAACCAATGCAGCCGAGTTGAAACGCCGCTATGGGGCCTTGGATGAACTTCAGACCCAGATAGCCAAGCGGTTGCCGAAGATCGAGGGGGAGTCGCCCATGAGCGGGTTAGAGACACTGGGCTGGATGGCTACAGCTGGAAAGGGTGGTGCTGAGTTGGCAACTGGTCATCCGATTAGAGCTGCGATGACCGTCGGCTATCCGATGGCAGCGAAGTTCTCCAAATACCAAAACCATCCAGACACCCTGATTCAGAAGGCTTTTGCTGACTATAATGCGGCTCCACAGAAGGGTTTGCCGCCTAACTGGTTTACCCGGCTATTGCCTATCCTGGCTAGGACCCAGGGCACGAATGAGCCAGACCAAAAGCAACCTTAAGCCCAGTTTCTGGCTAGACATCGAGAAAAAGGTCTTTCTCGCCTTCTTCGACTTCTACTTCTGGTGGTTTTTTCCTAAGCGATTGCACAAGGCGATACGGACAACAGGTAACTTGCTCTTGGGGATTCATATGCTCTCGGTTGGCGTATTGGGTGGGGTGCTAGTCAGGCATATTCTGTTGCAGTCTACGACTCCCATTTTTAGCAATGGGGTTATTACGGATCAGATTATCAGGAACACGGGACGGCTGGACCGGCTCGAAGAGCAGGAACGTTCTGACATTCAACTTGCTGCCGAGATTCTAAGACAGACTAATGAACTAAAACTTCAGGTTGGATTATTACAGCAGGAGTTGACGTTGTATCGCTGGGCGTTTGGCCTGATCTTTGTTGTGCTAGTCGGGCAGTTGGGAGTGGCTGTATTTAGCGTGTTGATGCGTAGGGAAGTCGAGCGGAGAGAACTGCCGCTGGATCGCTATGGTTATCAACACGATCACGAGAATCATGAGGACAAATAAAAAGGAGGCGTTATGCCATTGATTAACCTGGTAATTGTGCTGATCGTAGTCGGGGTATTGATGTGGCTGGTAAACACCTACATTCCTATGGATGGCAAGATCAAGCAGATCCTAAATGTGGTGGTCATTATTGCAATCGTGATCTGGCTGCTAGGGGTGTTCCTTGGTGGCTTAGGCGGTCTCAGTTCTATTAGAGTAGGCAGGCCATAGGAGGCCCTATGTTTAAAACAAATTGGAAGACCACGCTGTTTGGCTTAGGAGCTGCCGGGTTAAACTTGCTGGCTAACGGAACCAACTGGAGAGAAGTCCTGTTTGCAGTGGGGATCGCTGCCTTGGGAATCTTTGCCAAGGATGCCAACGTCAGTGGAGGAGGATCTACGGTACTGCCGAATGCCGTGCCCGATCCTCCCCCGGTCAGCCCTTTGCCTGCTCCAGTGAAGCCCTAGCTGCCGGTAAAGCAGGACCCCTCCCCTACGCTCGCAGGCATAAAGAATCATGCCTGCTCGCTACCCCCTCCCCTGGTCATCTTTATGGTAGTACAGCTTGCCAAATAGCCAGTCACCGAGATCAACCAGGAGGAGGAAGAGTACGGTCACGATTAATGCTCCAACCATTGCTGGCAGTATCAACCTAATCACACGTCACGCTAAAGTGATCCACAAACGCCTTCGGAGTAAAGTAGTTGTCTCCGAATAGCAGGTGATAGGTGTAATGCACGGTAAACAGGCCCACCACCTTGAACTGGTCATGATAGCTGTAGTTCTCCAGGTTATTCTGGCCGAACTGCAATCGTGTAAAGGTCTGTCCGGTCATGTTGTATTGGGTTCCGGTATCAAGGCCGGTAGCGGTCATGTCTCCCCGGGGGCCAACGTGTAGGTCGATGGAGACCGAGTTGTTCTGCTGGGTCAGATGAACCACCGAGTGAACCGTCCCAGAGACTGCAACGGATTCAGAACAGCTGGAGTCGATGACCCCGACCATGGGGCTATCGATGTGATCAGTATAGTTGATGGCCTGAGCTGACAGCGTAACAGGCGCTAGTAACAATGCCAATAATGCAAGTTTCATAGTGCTCCTTATGCAAGGCGAGTGGCCTTGAAATCTGGGTTAAACAATCTAACGGTCTTCATCATCTGTGCCGGGGTTGCCGCCCTGGCCCCGCACGGAGGTCTGAACCACTGTTCGCTGGGCCGATAATGTAGCTGTTATTAAGCAGACTGCCATTAGGGCCAAGAGTCGGGTACAGAGGTTCAATCGTCCTGGTGTCATCGTCCTCACCTCCTTTCGTTTACAGATTGGTTAAGCTGGTTTATGAAATCGTTCGCACTCGTCTTTCTGCTGGCGGAGTTGGGTCTTTAAATCCTCGATCTCCGCATCCTTCTGGACCAGCAACGGGTCAACGTCAACCACCCTGTAGAATCTACCACCAAGATACTTTGTCAACTCACTCGGTTTCATCTAGGGCTTCCTCCTCTTGGCGCGGGTGATGAGCCAGTCTAAAACGCAATCCCTACTTGATTCATTCAGCATACAAACCGATGTTCCGCAGTTTAACCACCTCCGCAACGCCCTCGCCAACCGCTTCTCACCAGCGGCTAGACCGGCAACATAGCGGTCAACTCCAAGGCTTAATTCTCGCCCACAAGTTGAGCATTTAGGATTCTTCGGCTGGGTCATTTCTCACCGTCCTGCTTGTCCAGTCCAAAGTCTTGGACAACGCTGTGATAAGCCTCAAACAATTCTTGAGATGTAAACCTTCCTGCACCCATAACATTTTGCCGCCTCCGCTCCACTTCCTTGACGAAGGCGGTGAGCCCACGGTAGATAAGCAAGTCGGCGGAAATCTGATGCTCAACCTCTTTATTCAAGTCAACTACCTTTTCCTGACACCACTTCTCAAACTGTTCGGTCATCACGCTCCTGTCACACTCGTTTTTGCGCTCCGTGTGCTCCGCTAGTGCCCATTAGGTAGATTGGTTGGAAGCACAGGGCATCACCTCGCTCTCTTTGGTCACACTCCAAGATGAATCCAGCGGCAGACGTAGCAAGAGCTGCTCTACCGACCGGTCACTTCTGCCCACCGCTGGAACCTGTTCTCCTCCGCCGTCTGAGTCCTCTCATACTTTTGAGCGGAACTAAACGCTTGTGCTCTCAGACGCTTCGCTTTGGCCGTCAACGCCGCCACTCCGCCAAGCACAGGCACGGAGGAGAAACCATTATTTCTTCTTCAAGTCAGCCTTCAGTCCGGTAGCCTTTGCCAACTCAGCCTTCAAGACCAGGTTCTCCTTTTCCAGCTCAACGATGTAGGTCTTATCGGCTGCCCAGGCAGGAGCGGGGGCATATTGCAGGCTTTCGTCTACCCAGTCTGCCTTCGGTGTCAGCCTCGGGTCCCAGCCGAGCAAGAATTGATAGCCTGGTTGACCTGGTTGGGTCAGCACATACGACCAATCCACTTCCACCACATCTCTCGGATCACTGGCCGGTCCTGGCTTGGTGGTTACTGGGCACAATCTAATGGTTCGTTTATACTCTTCTGTAACTGGCATCTTGCCTCCTAACGATAACGTCCAAAGGGTCCTCGCTTAATGTAGAGTCCACAGTTGCCACGCGAGTGATGGCGTTTAGACATGTTGTATTCATCGTGCGCATTGGCCCACTCGGTCGCTTCTTCCCAGGTGGGTTCCACTCTGGCTAGTTTCTGATCCGGGTCTCTGATCCAGACTTCACCGGCCCGTTGGTCGAGGAGCCAGCCATTGACGCGCTTGAACGGGTTGGACACAGTGGGTGTTCCAGATGGCTCTAACATCCTGTGTGGTTGCTGCTTTCGCGTCAACGTGCTTGACGAAATGGACGACCTTGATGCTTTGTATCCAGTAGGCTTTCACTTCTTCTCCTTCCAATCATCAGATTTATATTCGGCATCGAGAATGATTCTGTCTTCGTCGTTAAACCTGTCCAATTCTACAGAACTCAATCTACCAGGTGGCAAATAGGTTTCTTGCCAATCCGTTAAGTAGACAACTGCTTCAGGCGGTAATTCTGATAGCTTGGCAATAAGGTCTTTAACAGTCATTCGTAGGCTCCCATCTCGGTAAACTTGCCATCTTGGTCAAACGAGAACTGGGTAAAGAACATCTGATACCCTTTTACCTTGACCATTCCCTGTTCGCATACAACCGCCTTTTGGTCAGATTTGAACTCAATACCTAACTCAGTCAGCAATGCTTCCAGCTTCTGTTTGTCAGTCATCTCGGCCCCCTTGGCTTATGCTTCTCTAGCCAGATGGTTAATGCTACCAGAAAGATCCCGATCCACAACAGGTAGAACATGAAGACCCAGATGGGTTCCTTGAACACTTGTCACCTCCGTTAGGTTCCCCAGCTGGCTCAGAGGCCAAGTCGTCTAACCGGTCAGTGGATGGGATCTCAGTTATGACCAGCTATTTCTGAGCATCCACCGTTAGTACGGAGCTTGACATGTCCAGCTGGAGGTTACACCGGGTCTCTGCCAGGGACGGCCCAGGCTGGAGACTGGTCAAATGACAAACCAGGAGACCCGGTAGCTTGGACTACACAACCTCTTTGATATCAGGCTTAACCTTTCGCTTCGGCTTAGGATTCTCAATCTCGTTGGAATACTGAAGCAACTTCACCAGCTTGGCGGTTTCATCCAAGCCGTACTCTTTGACTACTTCCACCAGCTTCTGTTCTGCTGTTTTCTTGCGACTCATGGCTTTCTCCTGTCAACGGATCGAATAGCTAGATCCCAAAGGTACTCTAACTGCCTGGGGACCGGGACAATAGCGGAGGAGCTGGCATGGGCTCCCACCACCTTATAGACCACATCTCCGAAGTCGATTACCTTCTTCATCGACTGAGGCTTCTTAACTGGCTTCTTACGGCTCATCTTGACTCCTTATACCACTCGGTTAAATCCCTACCATGGACTTCTTTCAAATGGTTCAGAAACCAGTTCAACGTCATGCGTCCGAAGTTATAGGTGCGAAGTAGATTCCTGGCATCCTGGGTGGTCTGAACCGTTTCACAAGTTTGACCCGCGTTCTTTAATCCAATCCATACTCTGGCTGGGGCAAATGCCAGACAACTTGTATCTCGATGTTGTCTCTCGTAGCGTGCAAGCATCTGTCTGATTCGTTCAATGGATACCCCCATCTGGCTCGAAATCTCTCTCAAGGTCAGCCCATTCTGTCTCAACTGGTAGACCTTCTTGTGCCGTTCTATGGAAACCAGATTGTTCATCGGCATATCCTCTCCAGTGTAAACAGCTTGACCATCACGTATTCCTTGTCATCGTCTTGCACTTTGGTTACCAGCGATTCCCACACGAGCTTATCATCTAGGCCATACCGTCGACAGACTGTATCACACACCAGCTTCTCGTAGTTCCTGACATCCCGCCGCCTGATCTCTCCTGACCTAGTGAACCAGTTGCTGTGGTAGCTCAACTCCATCCGATAGCGTAGCGTATCATCCAGTCGCATCGGCGGAAGAAAGAGTGTCGCGTGCTCAATCCAGACCCTCGCCTCCTTGGTCATGGTGATCGTGTTAAACCCGCGCCTGCTGATGGTCGGCCCCACGCTGACTGGCGCATAGATGCTGTTTGCACTGGGGGGCAACGTGGGGATCTTGACTTCGAGGACTTTCATGCTAGATAAACCCCTCCCTGGTCTCATCTATCGTGTCCTTACAGCTACGACACCGCCAAGTGATCTTCCACAACCCCACATTGGCACTCTGGTTAGAAAGCATCTTGATCAACTCACTCGACTCGTAATTCCAGTCATGCACATGCGCCTTTACCCTGGGATCAATGTCGTAGAGCAGCCACTTTAGCCATCTGTTCACCTGGGTTTCTCCGGTCCTTAAGCTCGGACTGACAAGACTGTCATTCCTCGCCAGTTAGCAATTTAGTCTTCAACCGCCTTCTTCCACCCATACACCCGCTCCCTGAAAGTTCCATCGGGTTTCCTAACCATCAAATGAGTCTCAGGGTCTTCTACCTGATCGGTATTAGCCTCATGCTTAATGGAGAAGAGAATGCGCCGACCCTTCAGTGCGATTAAGAATTCATCAGGAGTTTCCTCAATCTGCTTCTCCACGTCTTTTAAATCTAAAGCTGCACAGAACTGCTTGAAGGGAACTAGGTGCTGCTTATCCTTGAACCACTGCGAGGTCTTCTTCGCTTTATCGGCCCAGAAGACGGTCTCCAGCATACCTGGGAAGACGGTCTTGTTACGGTAGCGGTATTCCACGTCTCCATTGTCATTGGGGGTGGGTATTCCCTCTGGTAAGCTGAGTTCCAGCTTGATGAATGCCATGGCTCCATCTTTGGTCTCGGCTATGGAAGCCTTCTTGATTTCTCCAACAATGTTTTGGCAGACCGGCAAGATGGCGGACTGAACGGTGGATAGGTCGTCCATCTTGTAAGACTTGGTGGTCTGAAACGGTACAGCATCTGTGACTTCGATATAGTCTTCTGGCATAGCGTTCTCCTTTTAGTTGGTAAGGACTGGGACTGGTTCAACTGCGGATTTAGAACTCTTGATGTGATCCATGATGGACTGATAGCTGGCATTCTCCAGGATGGGGGGCAGGCCATACCTGTTCTTCGCCAAGATTTTACTGCCGAGAGCCATCTGTTGCTGAGTGTAACAGACATAGCGGGTGGTGGTCACTGGCTTACCTGCAGCATCTGGCTTGGTTGCTGACTTACGTTCTAGATACAAGCTGGCTGCAAATAGCCCCTCGCATTCATCTCGGAAGCCACCCAGGATATTGGGCACCAAGTCAACCGAGGCGTCCTTTTTCTTCTTCAGCTTCTCTTCGGACTCAGACTTCAAGTGGCAGGTAACCACCACATTGCCCTTGAACGGAATGACTTCTGCGATGATGAAGCGAAACAGCCAGGATTTGAGACCCCCATACATCTGTAGCTTGTTCACGAGCCCCTTATCCGTGAGGTAATCATTGGCCTTGTAGCGTGTCATGTACTCCCAGAACAAGAGGCTGATATAAGTCAGGTTGTCGATGACCAAGGTGTTCACCAAACCTTTCTTGGCCATTTCCCTGGCTCTACCCACTGCTTTATAGAGCAGACCATTACGCTCCTCGACAAACTCTTTGATCGAGTCTTTGGGTAAATCCGGGTCTACATAGAGCTGTTCATACTCCACCAGGTTATTGAGCAGGTGCCTGCCATCTGGAGCGCGCAGGATCTCCAACCCTTCCGGCTCTGTTCCGATGTAATAGATTCGGGGGAACGTCAGTGCAAACGTGGTCTTGCCTGAGCCGAATTGCCCGTTGACCTCGATCTTGACGTTAGGAACAGCCGCTTCAAAGTCAGCTCTGGTTGGCATGAAGCACCTCCGCAGATTTCAAGTAACGAGCTGCGAATTCATTACCTTGCTCGGCAATCCGAATTAAATCTTTCTGCATGTCCCGGATCAAACCAAGCACATAAGCATCCTGGTTACTTTCCAAGGCGTTGCTTTCAAGATGCATGATGGCAATGTTGGCATCCAGAAACAAAGTTGTTTTCATTTCATTGGTTGGCATGGAGGGCCTCCTCGATCTCGACTTCTTCATCTGGAGGGTTATGGACTGGAGCCGTATTGGCAAACCTAATTAGCTCCTTGATCAGCTTACCCTTGGCTTCCTCGAACGAGGTACTGCTACACTCGCTGAAATAGGTGCTATCAATCCAAGCCTTAGCGAAGTAGCAATGCTCATATTCAGGGTGAAACTCATACTTGATAGTGACTTTCATATTGGCCTCCTCAGGCTAATTCGTCTTCAACGACCACTTCAAACTGCTGACCTACTGGCTCTAACGTGTAGAGCGACTCCCTTACTTCTGGATCATCCCCACTACAACACAACTCAAAGTATTCACAGCTACTACACTGCCAGCCAAGGTGCTTAGGATACAGACTGGACTTCTCACAGTGCCTGATTAACCCTTCCCATTCGGCCTGACTCCGTTCCCAGAAGTCTATCTGCTGGGGTGTTCGCTGTACAACCAACCTTTCAAACTTGCAGTGCCAGCCAGCCGGTTCCCCCTTATAGGCGCGCTGTCTGAACCCTGGAACGATGGTATTGACCACAGCGCCTGCACAATCCCCCCACTTCTGCCTAACAAAGCTGATATAGCGCGTCAGTTGAGCATCCAACTCATAGCGCCGTTCCGCTCCCCAGGGCATCTTGGCTTTAAACTTGTGATCAAACAGATACACTGAGCCTGTCTGTCGATGTCGTGCTACCAGGTCAATTACTAGAGTCGGTCTTTCTGGAGCTGGGGGATCTGCCAGTTCAACCTCTAGGACTTCCCACTGCCTGTCTATTTCTCGATAATAGGTTGAATAAGAATCCAGGGTTCTGACGCCACCTTCCCTAGTCCAGACCTGGTTCTGAGGGTCCAAATCTTCTGGATAGGCATCCAGAAAGTATTCACTGGCTGAGGCTCCCAGACGGTAATGCGCTTCTAACCCACTGTGCATCGCCTTTCCCCAGACAGCAAAGTTACTCTCTGCGCCAGTGGTAATCTTAGTCAGTCCTTCCTTGTGGAGGGAGTAGGCAAATGGACAAGTGTTAAATCGCTGGGTAGAACTATGCGAGGTCATACGGCTCCTTGTGGACAGACCCAGATCAGTACCAGCATCAAGGCCAGGATTAAAGCAGCAAATAGAGTTCTCATCTCTGTTGACTCCAATCATTAAGCAGGATAACAATGGCCATCATAAAGATTCCTGCCGTAGAACTATGTTGCCATTTCCCGAAGGCCACCGTAGCGACTATCATTGCCAGCACTCGAATGACGCTATCTACTAAAGTCATCATCTCGGCTCTCCGATCTCAGCCTCTGGATTAGGACTGACATAGATCAAGCGCCGGATAGCTTCCCGCCCCAGGTTAGCCAGGTGCAGCCCCATCTGAGCCGCCACGATCTTTGCATCCCTGGCCTCTTGAGCAGTCAAATAGATGGTCACCCTGGTCTTCATCCCAGGGTCCACTATCTTGACAATAGACTTCGGGGTTTTCAACTCCATCAGCTTAGTCATACCGTTCCTCTTTGCACTCGTATTCATGGACCTTGGCTGCCAGCTCCATCTCTTCCCCTGTGGCCACCTGATACAACTCCCACAACGTCTTGATATGTTCCACCGTGGGGGTAATAAGCAGGTTCCCTTCCGCGATCATCTTGCACTCCACAATGGTCTGATACAACTTCGACTCGGCTTCCTTATGTCTACGTGTTGCTGTCATAAGCATTCTCCTTTTATCTTGTCCTGTCTCTAAGCAGCAACCAGCTTCTTAATTCAACAATGGTTCCAACAGTGCTAAATTTATTCTGCTTTACCCACTTCAGCACCGCCTTACGCTCTTTCCTAGCCCCATTCTGAAGTCCTCTTCTGTAAGCCTCAGCTTCATGAGGATGAGCCCAATGAATAGTGAACCATCCTTTAGGTGGTAAAATTCCGCAAGGGTCTTTAGTCAAGATCTTCTCTCCAAGCCATAAGACAGGCACGTTTATGAGCCAACAAAACCTGCATACAGGTTTGTCCCATAATATTTCTGGCCTCTACCGCAATCGGATCAATTCCAGTCAAGAACTCAATCTCAGCATGGGTTTCTTCAATCCATCTTTCAAATTGCTGTCTCCAGCTTTCCATGTTACCCTCCGTTTCAAGCTGACCACATGATAGAATTACTGTATGAACCTTGTCAATAGGCTATTTCACCCAGTGGGATTTATATGTTGACACTTCATAGTGTTTAAGTAGTATCATCCTGTATTCCACGATGTACCTTTCCTAGTTGGGGGCGGCAGCCGACACTGTCGCTCCTTATTCCTTGTCGGAGGAGCTAAAATGCCCTATCTGATTGAACCCATCTTGAGTCTAAATGAAATCAATACGATTGCCGGAGTGCAAGGAGCTGGAAAGACCAGACTGTTATTCCAGATGATTAGGTGTATCTTGGATAAGCAGCCATTCTTTGGCTATCGTTGTATTTCACTCAAGGGGAAATTTCCAATAGCTTATTGCGCCTATGACCGAAGTGCGGCCAAGACAGGCGAATTGTTAGACAAGTTTGGTTTACGCAATCGCATTGAATGGAAATCATTTCGTAATTTGAAATCTATGGAATCCCCGGAACCCTATCCACTTGAGGACCTGCCCACCAAGCATTTTCCAGATAGCCATTTGATTATAGTGGATGGTTCAGGACTATTGATCCCAAGAGGAAAAGGAAACGATTACGGTCACACTGGCGCATTCTACCGCTATGCTGGCGGCATTGCAGAAGACAATGGCAGAACCTTTATGTTTTCTCAACACGCTCCCAAATGCATGGCCGATGCAAAGATTGTGAATGCCCGTCAAGTCAATCTTGGTTCCACAGTAACAGGCGCGATGGCTGAGGGCATGATTAAAATTGATTTCGTTGACCATGCCAACCTGGAAGACCCAAGGCGCACGATTGATTTCATGCCCCACGATGACCGACCTCGAAAGATCCTGGTTCAATTCAACAAAGATGGCTGGTTTGAAGAACTCGATATGGAAAGCATTACGAAGGTTAAAACTGCCTGGTTTGTGGCATTGCCAGATATGGATTTCACACGCCAAATTGCACTCGAAATCGGAGACAAATATCAGCTTGCCGAGCGAACAGTAGACAAGTACCTTAAAGAGTGTATTGATGATGCTATGCTATCTCATGTAGATAGAGGGCCTTACAAGAAAATTAGGCCTGCTTAGACACCTACCCCCTACTCTCAACTATTAAAACGTGCAACTAAATCAATAAGTATATATATATCATTACGATAACTTCTGCATGGCCTTCTGCATGGTTCTGCATGGTTGTAAATTGAGCGTGCAGAAGCGTGCAGGAGTGCGTGCAGAAAGTATCTATAAGATTACACTTGACTTAATGCCTCTTCTGCATGAAAAATAGGTATAAGAGGGGGGGG